ATGGTGATTATTTTATCTTTCCCGCTGGTGTCAAATCCTAAATCATGAAATGCTTTGTAACTTATATTGTATCCCTTCTGGCCTGATGGGTCGTGTAATACTATCTCTTTTTTGGTACTATTAAATCCTATAATAACCCGGCTGTGGCTTTCCCTTGTATTAATGCTATAGTTTTGTATAACTATTAAGGGTATTCCTTCTCTCAATAAATCTTCTATTTCTTCTATTGGTTTTATTTCCCATCCAACGAGATATCCATATTCTCTTATATAACTCATAAATCTGAATATTGAGGCTTGGTTATTTACCATAATTTTATCTGCTATTCCCTTTTGGCTTACCTCAGTATTATAAAAATCCATTATCATAGCTCCGCATGCCGGCAAGCACCACATCTTCCCCTGTGCCTTCTGGTAAGGTACGGATAATAAAACCTCTGTCTTTTTATTCGTTTCTGGTTTGTCTTGTACTATTGTTTTTTTCCGTTTGGTTAATATTATTATGAAAATCAATATTATTGCTATAATCCATATCATTATTTTTTCCCCTTTAGCTGCCATTTTTCGTTCGGGTGAGCCATGGTTATATGTGTTAAAAGTCCATGCCTTTTATTAAATTCTCTATTACATATCGGGCATATATATTGACATTCTTTTATCTCCAAATCCCTGCAGGCTCTTATTTCTTTAAATGCCATATGTTTTACTATTAATTCCCTTTCCTCTTCCGCTGGGAATATGTTCTTGTTTCGGTTTATTCTTTCCCCTTTGTGATTCATTACTTTTATTCTGTACTTAAAATTTAACATCTTATCCTCCTGTTCTTTTAAGTAACCATTTCTATTATTAAGCTGACGTGGGCTTTTATTTCTCTAAACGTCCGCATGTTTATGACCAACTCTCCTGACGTTTTCCCTGCTGGGAATATATAACCGCCTCTATATATAGAATGTGCTCCCTTATTTCGTACTCTTATTTTATTTTTTAATATTATATTGTCTTTGGTTTTAATAGGGTATTCTGGTATAAAATAAACCTTCCTCTCTTTATTCTCTGCTTCCTTCATAACCGCTTTAATCAATTTTTTGTATTTTCCTATATCTTTATCCATGACGTTCTCTTCCCTCATCTGTTCTGTTATCTTAAGTTTTTCCAACTTCTCTGGGATATTTTTTATGGTATCCTCTTCTAAATCTTTTATAACGATTCCCCATTTGTCTTTGTATATCTTCATTCCCTTCCCGCCTTGGAATCCTATGGTCGGTATTCCCGCTGCCAGGTAATCCCATATTTTATTGCCTACACACATTTGCGTATATTGGTAGGCCATTTTTGGTACTCCCGTTTGGTTATATCCATGGAATCCCGCTGTGTATCTGGTCATCTCTTGTAATAATGCTTTGTAGGGTAAGTTTTCATAAACCCTGCATCCTATCCCTTTGTATTCTGATAATTTCCCGGTGTTATAACTTGCTGAATAAATGTGTACTCCCCAGCTTGCTTTTATAAAGGCCTTAAATATTTCATGATAGCATCTATATCCATAGGGCTGCTTCCTCCGCTCCCAGCCTGGCATTATCCCGCCTGCGTATACTAAATTTAAACCTTCCAATTTCTTTTTTGGCTCTATCCCTTCTATATCCCTTTTTAATGGCCTGGTATGAATAACTTTAAAATAAGGCAGTCTCCATCCGCTCTCTTTCGCTAATTTCTTAAAATATTCTGCATGCTCCTCACTGGTTAGGATCATGGCAGAAGCGTTCTCTACCCTCTGTCTTTCCTGTTGTGATATTACATCTGCAAACCCTCTTCTCAGGCTGTTGATGTCATGCTCTATTAATAAATAAGGGATTTTATACCTCATGGCAATTCTATAATCATCTCTTGTATCTCCTCTTACTACCATCATGTCCGGGTGTTCTCTTTTTATATAGGCTTCCACTTCCGGAATGCTATCTTTGATTATAAACCCTCCAAAATTATCCCTCATAAAATTAATATTTTTGTAGGCAGTTCCTTCGTACCATTTGGTTATGTGATATAATATTTTCTGGTTATGCTCCATCCGTTATCTCCTTCCTATTAATAATCCCGAAGTCTTTTAATATTTCCTTTATATCATTCTTATCTTCTATTTCACTCCATTCCTTTTTCCCGCCTTTCCCGCCTTCAAAATAAGATGAGTCATTCTTCTGGTGTATGGTGTCCATATAATTTATCCCGGCCAATAGTTCATGGTTTAGAAGGATCGCTCCTCCATGCCCGTTCTTTAAATAATACCTTTTCCCTCCCTGGTATCCTTCTGTATTAAAAATTAAAACATAAGATTGTGGAGAATGGTAGAAAAAGTAGGCCAGCCTATTTTGGTTTGTGTCGTAGGTATAACATTTCTGGCTGATTAAAACTTCCGTTTCTGGTTTCGGTGTATAATTATGCAGCATATCTATAAAGTTCTTTTCGTACATATCGTCTGAATCCATTCTTACCTGATAAAAATATTTACTTCCTTTTATTAGCTCCTCTGTCTTATTGTGGTATTCCCCTATCCCCACAATTAAAACGTTCCCTGGGAGCTGATCCTCTATTTCTTCTTTTATTAAAGGTATGGTATCATCCCGGCATCTTAATAATGCTGTAAACCATTGATTGGTTTGTGCCTTCAGGCTCTTAAGATTGTATTCGGTGAATAGTTTTAATCGGTATTTTATCCATGCTTCATTCTTTTCGTTTTCTTTATTAAACCCCATTACATTAAAAGGTATCTGTATAATTATTTTTTTATTCATATTTCCTTCCTCCAGAAACAAGTCTTTATATAATCTGGTGGGCTATTCCATTCTTCTTTGTGTAATGATTTTAAGGAATATAATTCCACGGTCTCTTTGGTATTCTCCTCTGTTAGTTTGCTTCTGGCTACTGATTCCCAATCATGAGAAGCAATAATCGAGCCCTTTTTTAATAATCCGGTAAATAAATTAAATTCTCCCAATTTATCTCCTCCATCACACATAAAAAGTATAGGCTGATCTGCGTATTCTTTTATTTCCATGATTGATTTCCAATTAAAGCAATCCCTAACCACATATTTAATATTTAATAACTTGAATAGCCTTGGTTCTTTGTAGGCCTTGATCCCCGCTTTTTCTGTTACGAATTTTTTTAAATCATAAGTCATTAATGGCTTTAGTCCTCTTTCGTAACATTCCAGGCCCAGGAATACTGACAAAGCTCCTGCTCCAGTCCCGGTTTCAATAATCCCTTTTACTTGCTTATTCTCATTTAAAACCTCATCGATGACTTTGTATATCCAATAGGTGTGTCTTTGTCGTATCCCCAGAAATGTTCTGTACCATCTGCTATATTCACTATTCATTGTAGCTCCTCCTCTGCTCTTCCCCACATCGCTCCTAATAAATCTTCCCAGAATGGAAGATATACGCAGGTCCTCCCTGGGTGTGGAGTTAGTTCTCCTAAATAAACACCCTTTGGAATATCGTATAAATCTATCCTAACATAAGGATGTGCTATTGCCTTTGATAGCTCTATGGCTGTTTCTAATATTTCCCCTGGGTGTAATGGTGATGGCAAGTCATTATTTATTTCGTAGGTGAAGATTTTGCTGCATATATTTGGAATATTAATCCATTCCCTGGTCCAATATTTATGGTATTTAGTTTTTTCATCTCTTTTAAATTGTTCTATAATCCCTATCTGTCCATTAAATGTATGCACCTTCCAATCACATGGTAAGGGATTTATTAATAATTCTTCTATCCACAGTTCCCTGCTGTGTTTCTCTACTGCTGTTGGTGATAATCCTTCCGTATAAAAATCTATTATTTCTTCTATGCTCAATAGCTTGTTTCTTAAAATATCCAGGTACACTTTATCCCATCGTTTTACTAATGGCATAACTCCTTTGGTGGAGCATCCCCGCTGCGGTTTTATAATAAATTGCTCCGGGAGCTTTTCCCATGGTACGAATTCTATCCGGCTGTATATCCCTATTACTCTGGCATGCTTTATCATATGTAAATCTGCTAAATGGTAGGCTCTTAATTTGTATCCTATTTTATCTACTGGGTGTTCTTCCCCTTCGTATTTCTTTCTGGATTCCATCATTTTTTTATTGAATCCTACCATCTTATTTCACCTTCAAATATAATTCATTTAATACCTCGGCTGTTTCTAATAATGCCATTCTATTCTTTCCTTCCCCTGCTCGTATTAAAAATTCGGTGTCCTTTGGTAGGCATTTACCGTTTGCTCCTCTGTATCCTCCCTCATTGGCTTTTAGATGCCTTTCATTAACGTTCTGGTCCAATTCAAATATTTTGTATATGTTTTTATAATCTGCATAGTATGCTTTTGCTAAATCGTTTAACTCTTCAGCAAATACTACTTTTATTAAGGCCAGGCTGTTTAATGCTAATTTTGCCAATTCCGCTTCTATTGGCTTTACCTGTAGGAACTTTTCAGGCTCTATTTTATCCCTAAATAATAAACAGAGTATTTTAAAAGTGCGCTGGTTTTCCGTTCCTATAACTATTTTATCTGGAGCTATAGCGTCTTTTTCAGCATTCCATTCTCTTAAGAATTCTGGCATAAATACGAATTCTCTTTTATGTCTTATGATCATCTGGTCTGTCGTACCGGGGATTACTGTGGTTCTTATTACAAATAAACATTTTTTGTTTTTTATTGCCAATATATTTATTAAAGAAATCAAGTTTTCCATGCTCTTGTCTTTTTCGTTAATGCAGATAAATATAATATTGCATCTGGTCATGTCGCCTGTGTGCCCTACTTCCGGGTCTAATATATGTATATTAATATCCTTCCCTAATAATTTATGTGTTGCTCTTCCTACTACTCCGTATCCTACGATTCCTATTTCCAACATGGCTTCTCCTTCTTAAAATAAGAGGCAATATATACCATATACTGCCTCCGTTTTTTTAAATTTTACTACCTATTATCTTTTAGGATGCTGGATTGGATTTATCGATAAATGCTACAATAACGGCATTCTCGTCTTCATATCCTGCATCTACTTCCAGGGTCAAGATGAAGTCGGTTTGTCTTTTCTTTGCTTCTCTCTCTCTTTCAATGGTGACCTTATGGAATACTCCCCAGACGTGATTGTTCGGGTATCCGAGCATGGCCACATCTCCAGGGCCTCCAGCTAATTCTGTTTTGGCTCTCTCTATCATTGGTACTCTCTCGATTGGGATTCCTTTGTAGGCCAATCTTTGGTTTGTGGTGTATACGCTATCTCCAAGAGCAGTTCCTCTGGTCTTTAATAAATCCCGGTAGGCATTCTCCACATCCCAATCTACCCAATACCTCCATGATCCTACATCGGTTAGGTACTCTTTAGGCATCCCGCCTAACATGGCATTGAACATGTTTTCTGGGTAGGAGGCATGTGTCGGGTCGAAGTCTGATTTATCCCCTCCGTAGATTGCGTTCGCTGCCAGCTTTATCCATCCGTTGGATTTGCTTAATACATGGTCCTGTGCGTAGCTGAAGTCGGTATCTGCGAATAAGGCAAATTCCTCCATATCCCTTCCTACCGCTTCTCCTAATAAATCTATTAAGGTTTCCTCGAAGTTTTCTTTTTCGATATTTCTTCTTAAGGCTTTATCCTGGATGGATACTATCGCCTGGAATTCATGAACGGTTAATTTATTGATTGCCATTGTAGGTTTCGCGTAGTCACTCTCTGCTAATGTTCTATGAGCTCCTCCTGCATCATCTCCAGAATCCAGCACTCTTCCGGTGAAGGATATTCTGTCTATATGAGCTATCTGCGAATCCATCGGCATATATCTGGCTTCCGGGAGTATAACAGTTTTCTCCTGCATCTTTCTGATAAACCTGGTTAGCTTGCTTGGCTGCAGTACGGCTTCTCCTAAAGCATCTACATCAACTATTCCGCCTTTTAGGGCCCTATCGATTAATCTCAACATTTCTATTTGACTTAACACTTTATCATCTCCTTTCTTTCTTTTTTTTTGTTTTATTACTCTTTTTTCTTAACTGCTCTACCCATACTATCTCTATCAAGCTCTTTTAAGTGATCCTTGACGGTGTATGGTTTGCTGGTCTCTTCACCTTCCTGGCCTTTTTCCGCTTTGGATAGGCCTTTCCTGGCCTTCTGAAGTTTATCCAAGGTTTCTTTTAAGGATATATTCTCTGCTTTTAATGTATCCTTCTCATCATCTTTATCTTCTTCTTCATCTTCTTCTTCCTCTGTTTCCTTGGTATCCGCTTCTTTTTTAACCTTGCTCTTGTCATCACTCCCCTCTTCTTTTGTTTTGGCTACTTCTTCCTCTTCTTCCTTGGGTAGCAATGCCTTCAGGCCTTCGCTTATCGGTTTTAACTTCTCATCCAGCCTTTCATCGATTAATTTTAATACATCTTTCTCTTCCATCTCCAATTCATCTCCTTTCGTTTTTTTATTTTTCATATAATCAGGTTTTCGCTCTTTGTCTGCTTTCTCAATTAATATCTGTAAGGCCTCAAAAGCATTTTTTAATTTAGTAAAAGTATCATCTGATATGCTCCTCCCGGCCTTCTCTGCTTCCTTTGATAACTTTATGGTATTCTCTATAATCTGGTCCAGGTCATCTTTCTTAAAATATTTAATGATCTTCTCTATTACACTCCCCTCACTTTTAAATAATATTTCATCATCTTCCGGGTCTGCTTCTGGAAGTCTTTCTTTTTTCTTAATAGCAAAGAATTTCGCTTTCGGTACACATGGCTCATCTACTAAACTAACAAAAGGTACTAACCAATCCTTCCCTAAATCTGCAATCAAGACTCTTTTCATGGCTGCGTTAAGTGCCTTATCTACCCTTTCTCCTTTTGATACATCTTCCATGATTCTCTTTAAAACGTTATTTTGTATTCCCATAATAGAAAACCCGGTAAGTTCTCCACTCTCTACCTTCTTCCAGGTTGTGTCGTTTACCACTTTCGCTGCTAAAACCCACGTTCCTTTTGGCAGGATCATCTTTTGCCCAAAGGCTTCCACTTCCCAGTCCATCGGTAATATAAAGGTCTCTACTGGTTTCGCTACGTTATTCAGGCCATGCATATAATCTATATTCCCGTATTCCTCCATCCATTTGTGGGCTACTCCTTCTATCTCTTCCTCTGTTAATAGTTTTTCCCCTTTGTCCGCATCGAGATCTGGTTCTCCTGGTACTAATACTGCAGCATATACGATTCTCTGCTTTTCTTCCTTTTTGAATATTGGTCCTGTCAGCTCCGTTCCCTTCCTTGTTTCCTCTTTTTCCCCTGGCCACTTCTGGTTTGCTGTATAATGCAGAAATACATTTAATGCTTCATTCATTCCCTTCTCGGTTACGTTGTCTTTAGCTGCTTCCAATAGGCTCTTTAATATGTAGGCTATTTCTACTTCCTTCGGATTACCTGATTTTATATTCCCGTCAATAACAGCATATTCTATCTCGTAGCTTTTGTCAGTTTTGTAATCTTTTAGGATAACTGCATCCGGGAAGGTGTAAATTATATAGGAATCTTTGAAGTCTTTTTCGAAGTGTATTCTTAATTTCTCTCTTTTTTCCTCATATGATCCTTCTGCTCCTCTGGCCTTTTTTGCTGACATATTCTCATCTCCTTTCCTTTTAATATTTTTTGTACTCGGCCATTCTCCTGTGGTTTCAAAATGCAACCAAGCACAGAATCCTTCCGGGCTGTCCTTATCTTGGTTATCAGCTACGCATTCTTCAAAATCTTCATAATCTGCAAATGGCATTTCTCTCCTCTCCTTCCAACAAAAAAAACAGAGCACCTTTGTCGAGTCGTTCTGGCTCTCGATGGTGCTCTGCTGTTTGGAGGTAATAAAGAATATATTTATTTATTTTAATACTATTCTACCAGCATTAATATAATCTGTCAATAGTCGCTCGGGTATTTTGTATCTTTGTGGTTTTTTGCATTTATCACAATAAACTTCTATCCATTCGTTATCGATAATCTTAAATAATAACTTCCCATGTACCTTGCATCTTATTTCTCTTACGCTCCTCATATTCCCTCCTTTTAATAAACTCTTCCCTTCTTATATGGTGGATAACCTGTAATTTTTATTATCTTTGCTCCATGCTCCTTCTCTATTATTTCAGCCAGGCTTAAATCTGGGAATGGTGTGTATCCTTCTATGTCTTCGTAGGTATATAAATTTAATAATGCTTTTAATGGTTTGTCTTTGCATGTCCATTTCTCATTCTCCAGGCTGGCCTCTATTCCTTTTAATTTTATGGTTATCATTTTGCTCCCCTTATTATATCAATTATAAAATCGAACATCTCCGGGTCTTTTTCCATTAGTCTCATCGGATTACTATATATATTTTCCATCCCCATTGACAAAACCTCCGTTGCGTTGGGGTAAACTTTCCCCATGTAATCATCAATGAATTTGTCTTTTTTAAACATCTCTCCTGGTCTGTATCCTCTACCCAGCCACTTCGCTGTTTCCCCTTTGGTTCTCATATCGTAGAAGGCCTGTATTTTCTTATGCATCCCTGGGCTGTTCTCTTCTAAATAATGACTCATTTCATGAATAATAACTTTTTTACTATCGCTATTTGTTACATATATGCTCTTAAGACTTTGGTATGCTCTCTCTTTATCATCTAATATTCTAACATTGAATGGAGTCCCTTTCGGCCATAAACTTTCATCTACAAGTTTTGTAAATTCATCTACTGATTTATGGATATTATTTATCTGCATTTGTTTGAACCCGTCAAATACATTTGTTTTGACTTCGAACCCTTCTTTATTTAATATCAGTTTTTCTTTGAGGTCATCCTGTATCGCAAACCTTAATTTAGCCTTTGCATCTGTATTTGCTCCCATCTTATTTGTTATTTTCACATATCTTTCATTCCATATATTATATTCTTTTTCCATTTTCATATCTGGTCTGGCTTTCCACATTTCATCGAATTCTTTATTTAATAATTTCTTCTCATCTGTTAATTTATCCAGCATCCCTTTTTCATATTCATGTGATTTTGCCAGGTCTTCTCTCAACATTCTGCCCGTTCTCTGGTCTATCGGAACTTCTGGTTTCCGTATTTCCCTTCCTTCTGGTCTCGGTGCTGGCTTTGGCTCTATCTCTTCTGGCTTTGGTTCTGGCTGTATGGTTACCGCGATTAAATCGCTCTCATAAAAAAAGCTCATCTCTGGTGCTATAAATCCTTCTGGCATGAGATAAGGTATTAGGGTACATCTGCAATTTATCCATTCCGCTATTGGCCCTGACCTATCCCCTGGTCTTGATAGGCCATTACTGAAGTTTCCTCCTACCGGAGATATCTGGCCATCCAGATAGACATGATCTGCTGTGTCCTCTGGCCTGCTACCTCGTACTCTTTCCTCCCCTGCGGTTCTCCACAGATCGTATTGTATCCCAAGCTGTAGCATGGTAGCTTCTGCTCCTCTATTTTGTGCTCCGTTTATCTCTGTCCTGGCTACCCTCTCTAATTCATAACCTTGCATATTCTCGAATACGTTCCCCAGATTATCGGCTGCTTTATCTATCCCGTAGCCTTGCTCGAAGCTGTCTTTTAAATTCTCCATAACATTCCCGGTCATACGGTCTATGGTTTGCTCCGATGCTATAAAGGTCTGCTCTCTTAATCTCTGGGATATGTCATGACTGAATTCATCAAAATCTATCCCGGATATGGATGCTGCTTTTATGCTACCATTTAAATAAAAGCGCATATTCCCCTGGATGCTCTTCCCAAGGCCTTGTCTTTTAAGCTCGTTAACCGTTCGGGTCATTCCCGTTCTTATTGCTTCCTGGGTGTTATCCATAACTATATTGTTATATTCTTCTTTGGCTTCTATCAACGGTAAAAGTAAGGCCTTTATTTCTATGTCCGAGCCTGGTATCCGGTCTAACTTCATCAGTTCCGCAAGAATCTCTTTATTCTTTTGTCTTATTAATTCCCTTAACTTTTGATAGAGCCTGTTTTCTTCCTTCATTTGACTTGCGGGAATCTTTTTCCAGGTCCGCAATTGCTTTAGTAATCCTTCTATCTCTATCAGTAGTTTTAGTGCTTGTTTCTCGAACATATTCTATAAACACCTCGATTAATTTACTTTTTAATCCCTGCAGTACTCCTGTGATTTCGCTCTCTGGTATAAAGTTTCCTGCATCTATGGCTGTACCTCCTAAATAATGTAAATCCATAGCTGGATTGTCTTCACTCTTCTTTATTCCAAAATGATCCCCTATATATTCTATGGCTTCATTGGGTGTCATAAATGCACAACCTATTAATTTTACTACCCTATCTATCTCTTTATCGATGTCTTCCAAATCAATAGAATTAAGCTCCCATTTCCAATCGGTTATTCCCAGGGTTGGTAGGATTTCATGGTTCATAATGTTGTTATAAACATCCTGTCGTGGTTTGATTACGCTGGTATAATATATCTCGGTTGACTCTGCTCCCAGGTTTCCCGCCAGGCTTCCTGTTTCGTAGATTCCCATTCGGTATGGTGGAATGGCATGTGCGGTGATCACTTCGTTTCGGTTGTCTACCCTATAAAGTCTGAATGAGGCTTCTTTGATATCAGTTGATAGAGGCTCTACTTTTATGGTGATTTCTCCTCCCGCCATCCCTTTCGAATTTGGTATGGTTAGGATCATAACTGATTGCGGATTCTTTATTACTTCTTTAAACTTATCCTCTATTTGCGTTACCAGCTTTGTCTTTCCAGTCTTTGGGTCTATATCTCCAGGGTCGAAGTCTCCAGATATCGATACCATATAAGCTGGCACTCCGTAGTTATTAAAAAAGGCTATATTATAATCCCTTCTGGAGATATCCCCGGTTATCGCTCCTATGGCTGGTGTGATGTCCGGGATTCCGTAGAAGCAGCTTCTGGGAGTATAATTAACGTTCCATATTATTTCGTTTCCCCTGGTCTTTCTGTCCAGGCTCTTCTTGACTACTTCCGTTCCATCTGCTCTTTTAATATCCTTCTCATAGCCAAAATTTCTAAACCATGCCTTTTTCACATTTCGGTATTGGCAATATTTGTTTCCTTCTTTGTGGATTCTTATGGTGTGTGCTGGGATATGCTTAATTTGATTTACTGGTCCTTCAAAGGCATTCTCTTCCCTTGCCACTTCCATTGAAAAATACCCTACTAATTCCTTATCGAGCTGTAACTTCTTTAAGGTCTCGGTTAGTGATTCCTCTTGCCCTTGAATAAATTCTTCTATTGCCTCTTTCTGTTCTTCACTTGGTTTATCTATTAACGGTACTAATTTCCATCCGTTCCCGGCAACATCCTCTGCTTTGGTTCTGCATGCTCTCATGTGATAGGTATTAATTTCCAATAATTTCGCCATAGTAAGCGGTGCATATAATGGCTTTACTAATCCTCCGGTATAATCGGTTTCTGCAAATACATCCATGCTTAATTGCTTACTTTCTGCAGTCTGGTAGCCTGCCAGCACGTCTGTCTTTACTACCTCTGCCCGGTTGGTTACTACGCAATACGGTATCCATTTTTCCGCTGCTCCAGGCTTTTCTTTTGTACTTGTTTTCATATTTTCCCCTCCTCCTCTCTTATTTTAGATACTGCTTCACCAAATTCTTTTATGCTTATCATCGCTATGTCCATTGCTTTACTTATTTTATTGAATGTTTCTGATATTTCTTTTGTGGTTCTATTAATTAATTCTATATTTTTATTTGTCATATTTTGTACTCCTCCCCTCTATTCCTTCTCAAAATAAAATATTCCATCAAATGGTTTTATTACTATAATGCCATAATCGATGGCTACTTTTGATATGTATTGCCCTTTTATTCTATCGTATAAAGTAACCATTAATTCTCTAAATCCTTCTAACGTTTCCGCTCTTTTGTAATGGTTACATCTCCTACAGCTTGGCATAAGATTCTCAAAAGAATTAACTGCACTATTTTTATCATTAGGGAAAGGTGCGTATGCTTTCGGCCTTTGATGGTCTATCTGCATGTCTTTATATTCTATCTCTTTTCCGCAATAAGCACAATGTTTGTCATATTTTAACCATACCCTTTGTCGTTGTTCTTCTTTTTTGTTCATCTCTTCTCCCTTCCATCATTCGCTTTATACGATCTTGTATTTCACTAAGGCATCCTGTATTAAATAAAGTTCCATTTTCAGGGAAGAATGCATATTGCCTCCATCCCGGATACCATTTAATTAATCCGAGCCTATCGCTGCTCTTTTTTGACCACAATCCAACGATCATTGTTTTTGGCTTTTGTTCTATTATGCAAAATTCAAGGTATTCGCTCATTTTACATCCCTCCATACCTTGTTTTTCCTATTGCTGCTCCTTTTTCCATGTGGTCCATTCGCTCTGGTCTTATGTGCCTTTCCACTTCTATATCAATATTTGAGGGTATCTTTATATTGGTTAGCCTGGGCTGCTCTGTATCAATCTCTGCGAATACTTTCGCTTTCTTTTCTATATCTTCTATCATTTCTTTAAGCTGTAATAAGTCCTTTTCCCTTCTCTTGTATTCCAGCCATAAATCATTCCCGGTGATATTCATCCAGCTCCATTTCTGTTCTTTAAAAACAAATTCTAAATCACTATAAATTGTTTTTAATGTTTTTAATTCCATTCTGTTATTTCCCTCCGCATTTGGTTTATTATCTCTCTTCCGATCTTATCTGGTGATGGTCTCTTTTGTATCTGTCCGCTCGTATTCACTGTCAATAAATTCTTCTCCTCTTCCCTTTGCTGTATCTTTTCCCTGGTGAATTCAGTAAATAAATACTTTTCCAACATTCCTTTTAATCCTCCTCTTCTTTATCTTATATGGTAAATCAATTTTTAAATGACATCTCTGGCACAAGGCCAATAAATTCCATTTTTTATTGTTTTCTCTGTTCTGGTCTATATGCGCTATAGTCAAAACTACCTTGCTCCCGGTCTTCCAATGCGGTTTTCCGTTTTCCGCTCCGCATAGTTCACATTTATTATCAGCCCTGGCCAGTATGCATGATCTTATCCATTCCCAATTTGCTGGGTATTTAGAATAATCACAAGGCATTTATTATCCCCTCTCTTCTATTATCCAATCTTTTATTTCAATTAATGTAAAAAATATTATTTCTGGCAATATAACAAGTAGAAAACCAAGCAGTAAAATTAATCTTTCAAATAACCAATCAATGATTTTTCTGGGATATCTGTATATGCTCTTTTTATGCATTTTGTATATCCTATGATCAGTGATCCTGCAGTATTCTTTGTGTATAATGTACAAATTTTATCCCTTCCTTCTAAATTGTAATCTTACCTTCTTTGGTTTAAGCTCTTCCCCCTTCTTCCGGTTGATTCCCAGCTCCTTACATACCGTATTATAACAGCAATCATAAAAAAATGGTAACCCTGCCAGCGGTCCATGCTTTTTGGTTATCTCTTCCAGGATATCTACCTTACAGAATCCTTCTACGATTAATTTCTTTATTTCCTGCTCTACTTTTTTTGCTATAAACATTGTATTCCTCCTATTCGTTTACATATATTGTGGCTCTTTTGGCCACAGTGATATCTGGCATCATACTTACGCAATCTACCATATCGTCATGCTCCCCTTCGTTAAACATGGTTAGCTCGTCTTCAAATTCTGTTAGTATAGGAATCCCTTCAAAATGGAATACTTTAAAGTTCTCATACTTGGTTTGCATCGGGATGCTCCTGGTTACTTTATCTACATGCGGGTACATAGCTCGGGCCCCTACGTTTGTTCTTTTATCCACTTGCTGTTGTAGCATTATCTGGTATTGTGTCGCTTCTATCCCTATCCTTAAGGCCTTCCATCTTAAAAAATTATTTATTAAAAAGCTCTCTTGTTCGCTGTATGATAGTCTGGCTCTGTAAACATCAAATATATAAAAGTTCCCTTCTTTGTCTATTCCGAAAGTTAGGATTGCAAAATAATCCGCTGTGGTCTTTTTGCTGGTTGCCAAGTCACAGGTTTGGAACATCTGCAAATCTGTTATATTAAAACGTCTTCCGGTGCTGGTTATATAATCCCCAGTTTCTGTTCTCCTGAAGTATTGGAAGTGTTCTCTCTTATATATTTTCCCTGCTCTCATTAGCTTAGTGTCATTCTGATATTGTGCATCGAATCTTAAAGAACCTATTTTCTTTTTAATCTCTATTAGTTTTTCTATCGGCCATAGCTCTGGCCACATCGATTGTCCGTTGTCCTGGATTGCCTTATGTGATACTGTGTTAGTCTTTATTCCTCCAGCTAATAATTTATCATATAAATCATCCTGGTGGTATCGCGTCCCATTCCAGCTTAATTCCCCTTCTGATTTTAACATCGGGATTAAAGACATCCCTATCCAATCATATAGTTTTTCCCTCTGGTATTTTGTCCTACTGTTTTGCCAATCTACTATATCGTCTACTCTTATTTTATCGAATTCGTATCCCGTTCCTTGGCCATAACCGAAGGCTGTTACCGTTGCTCCCTTTTGGATTTCCGTTGCTCCGGATATGGTGAATTCCTTCTCTGTCCATATCTTCCCTGGTGATAGGTAGGGATATAAAGATAGTAAGTCTCTATTCCTTTCGCAATGCATTTTAACTTCTGATGCGAAATGTATGGCCTGGGGATTCGTATCCGAAACAATCCCGAGCTGAACATTCGGATTTTTTATCATATCCCAGATAGTTCCTATAATCCCTCTTACGGTGGTCTTTGCAAAGTTCCGCGGTCCCAGGCACAAATCCTCTTCTTTGCTTAAATTGTCATAGAACCACTCTTTATGGAATTCTTTAAAGCTATATTTAGGATATAATAATTTAGATAGTAGCCAAGGGTCCTTTTGTATCTTTTCCCTGGTCTGCATCTGCAGTCTTACTATCTCCGCTTCCGCATATTTTAAATAATTTTTCGATGTACTGTTTTCGCTCATCAGGTGTCATCTCTTTCATATTTCTATATTCGTTGAAGTCCAACCCGCCTTTTACATTTAGAGTCACGTCCTCTTCTGTTTTGTCTTTCCATCTTCCTCCGCTCCTATTCTTCAGCCAGAATATTTGTGCTCCCAGATTCCCTTTGGCTGCGTTCAGGAATAAGGCATCTTCTACGATCATTATTCTGCTATCCATTATTGCTGTTATCTTTTCATCAAATTCCGAATCATCTCTTCTCCATCTCCAGATAGTAGAATAATCTACCCCTGCTCCTTTACTGGCTTTCAATATAGATACTCCATTATCAAGAGATTCTAAAAATCCCTCTTTCCTTTTTTGTCGTTTTATTATTGCATTCATTGCAATTTCTTCTTCTGTTTCCCTTGGCTGCTCTGGTTCTTTTACTTCTTCCTTCTCATCTTCTATGCCTGGCATCGCATCTTTCCCTCCTTAATTTCCTTTATAAGCTCTCTCATCCAATTATTAAAAGCTTCTTCGGTAGCATCCTCTGTCGTTTTATACATTATATTTTCTAAAAATTCTATTACCTTTTTATTTTTATCCTTTATTCCTTCCATCTCTTTCCTCCTTCCTAACTTCACTTAATACTCCAATAATTTTCTCAATGGTTTCAAAAACATAATCTTCTACTAATTTTTTCCAATAAATTTTAATTTCATTTACTGTTATGGTTTCATAATTTTTGTCGAACCATTTAGTAAAATTTAATATAAGCATTTCCAATCTCTCTGCTTTCTTTTGATATGCTTTTTTAGTTCCCATCCTTCTCCTCTATCCTTTAAAATATCGATGATATAACTTCTTCTTTGGTAAAATTATTTTCCTTAATATAATCTCTTAATTCTTCTATGCGTTTTTTATAACAACCTTTAGTATATCCCGATTCATATTCTACATTCTTTCTTTTCTTTTTAATCCCATTTTCTTTATAAAATTTGTAGAGCGATCCTGGGTGCACACCATAACTTATTGCTAATTCTTTTATATTTTTTTCTCTACTTATGGCATCTTTTAAAACGGTTTCTTTCATCATTCCCAATCTCTCTTGGGCTGGTCTTCCATGTTTATGTATTCTTTTCGGCATTTCTTTCCTCCCTAACAAAACTTATTATACCATCAAAATATTCCTTATAAAAATTGAATATATCTACCCCTATATTCAAACAGGTGTTCTCTGCTCTGGGATTGGTGTTGATATTCGCACTGCTCTCTATCGCAAAATGAAATTTGTTACCATACCCTGCTATGATCTTGCTGTGGTTTCTAAATATGCTGACCTTCCCTCCGTAGGCTTCGAGTAATGGTTTTAATACTGCGTATTCTCCTCCGTACGTTCCGGTGAATATTTCTCCTACGTAGGCATCCATTGTTTTAATTTTTTCGGCCTGCAGCCATTCTTCTATCTGCAAAACATCGTCCATAGCCATGCACCAGGTTGATATTAAGCAATAATCCAGGTCTTGCTGTCGCAATACGCATTTTAAATAAGATAAACAGTCCACGTCCCCTGCGGATATGCAGTGATAACTTTCCCCTTCTTTGAAGTTAAATCCTAAAACATCCAGGAGCTGTGTTTCGCTGTAGGCCTTGCGGTATATGTTGTGGTCGTTGCGTATGGTACAAGTTACATGTTTCCTCTTCCGCTTCTTTGACCTTGCGATCCCTATCATCTCTGGTCCTATTTCCTTCTCTGTTTCGATATCCGCTTTGGCTATGGTATCCTCTATCTCTTCTTCTGTCTTATGTCCTTCTTCCGCTATAATTATACGGTCCATATCGAATTCGTTTTGCATCAATGCATTTTCGAGTTCTACATCTGAATTATCCTTCTTTTTTGTTAGTTCGCTGCTTCTGGTGTCCTCTGGTTTTTCTTTCATAATCTCCTGGCTTCTCCTATTTTTTTTTGTCTTTTTATCGAAAGTTTTTTTATTTTTCGCTCTTTTTTTAGATGTACGTTTTTCACTGATCAGTGAATCGCTGTAACCCTTATGTTATGGCCTTTACACGATGCTGTTTTTTTGCCCTTTTTCTGTTTTCCCTCTGTTTTGGAGCTCTACCTTGTGCTCTTTTATTCCTGAAAAATAATAATTGGTTTTTTTTATTTTAGATTTTTCTGAAACTTTTTTCATATTTTTACTTTTATATTTTTTCAAATTTACTTTTTTATTTTCTTCAAGAAAAAACTTTTGTGATTTTAGAATTCTACTTTTATTTATTTTGGATTTTATTATTTCTAAAATTCAGAGAATTAGTTTTTATTTTTATTCAAATATATATTTTCTATAATTTTAAAATTCTGCTTTTTATTTTCTTCTATATTTTTATTTTCATATTTCAAAAATTTTAAAACTATTTTTTTGAGCTTTTCCCTCTTTCTACATTTTGAAATTCTCTTTTCTTCTTTTCCCTCTGGTTTTACTCTCATATTTTTATGGCCTTTTCCCCGGTGTATTGCTCCCAGCGGTCTATAATAACATCACAAAATTTCGGGTCCAGCTCGTTTAACCTGGCTACCCGGTTTATCTTTTCGCAGCTTATTAATGTCGTTCCGCTCCCTCCGAATAAATCCAAGACTATATCCCCTCTCTGGGTAGAGTTACTAATTGCTCGGTTTACCAACAGGATTGGTTTTTGTGTCGGGTGTATCATGGTATTCGTTGCTCTTCTATTTATTTCCCATACATCGGATTCGTACCTGGTGTCTTTAAAATAATGTTTCCCTCCGTTCCATCCGTAAAGTATAGGTGTAGAACTTTTCTTCTTCCCCTTGGTTTTCTTCTTGCCTTTTAAAAGCATTTCGTATTTATATTTATAATCGTTCCATCCCAGGGTGGTATTGTTTTTTACCCAGATAATTGGATTTGCGAATTTCATTCCGCAGGCCTTTATTGCGTAGGCAAATATTGGATACGATGACCATCCCGAGCACATATAAAAAACCCCGCCTGTCTTTAGGTATTCTTTCATAACCTCCATAAATGCTATAACGAATTCTACAAATTCTTCTTCTTCCATATTATCATTTTTTATCCCTCCGAGCTTCCCCTGGCCTGTATAATTTACGTTATATGGAGGATCGGTGAATACGCAGTCCGCTTGTTTCCCTTCCATCAGCCTCATGATATCCTCTCTCTTCCGGGAATCTCCACACAATAATCAGTGATCCCCAAGCTGCCACATTTCCCCTGGCTTGCTGGTTGGTTCTTTAATCTCTTGTATTGCCTTCTCTATATCGTAGTCATCTTCCTCCGGGTCAGCCATCAAATTAAAT